GACTGTTAATAAGCAGTTAAATAATCTTGAAAAGCGTATATCGAAGTTAAATAAATTAGCTCAAGGTGGAAGAGCAAACAAAACTGTACTGCGTAATGAGCAAGAAAAAATAAAAAAGACAGGCCAAAGGCTTGGAATAGAAAACAAAATATTAAAAAGAAAACAAGAGCAGTTAAAAGTAGACAGACAACAATTAAAAGTAGATAATCAAAAAATTGCTGCAATAAGTAGACAAAGTGTAGTTACAACAAAAAGAGGCAGACCTACTTCAAAAATACCTCTAGGTCCAAGTTCTCCACTTAATTTTAGTTCTAGGGGTCAAATGCTTCCAGGCAAAGGAAGTACGGGTGGAAGTGGTGTTTTATCAGGAGCATTAATAAGTGGTGCATTTCCTTTGTTATTTGGGCAAGGTCCATTAGGTGCTGCTGCTGGTTTTACTGGTGGATTGATTGGTGGAAAGTTAGGAGGACAAACAGGAGGTTTTGCTGGAGGTTTAGTTGCTACTGCGTTACTAACTCAGGTACAACAAATTACAGATTCTACAGCTAAGTTAGGTCAGGCATTTAATCTCTTAACTCCTGACATTGAAGGGTTGACTACAGCTTTAGGAGCAAATGGAACAGAAAGAGAAAGACAAATCCAGCTAATTAAAAAAACAGAGGGAACACAAGCTGCACTAGCAGCCGTAACTGCACAAATGAATCAGCAGATAGGAGAAAAAGGAGTAAAAAATCTAAAAGAGTTTGGAGAGTTGAGTAGATTGGTAGGTAATCAATTCCAATTATTAGGAACAAAAATGCTTGCTGCTTTGGTTCCCGTACTTAATTTGTTAGCAACACCTTTTGCTGGACCAGCACAGAAAGCAGAAACATCAAGACTTGCAAAGATTGGTGGAGCATCTACCGATCCAACATTATTAGCGTTACAGGCACAATTAGCAAATGTATCTGGTAGTGGTAAGGGAAGATCAGGAGCTAAACGAGCAGAAGAGAGAAAAGCAGAATTAGAAGCATTAATACAGGCTAGGAAAGAAGAACTTGCATTAGTAGGAAAAACTTTAGAAAGGCAGACTACTGTAAATATGATTGAAGATTCAAGACTGAAAAAGATAAGGCAGTCAAATGCTTTATTACAAGCAAAAATTAATGGAAACCATGAAGAGGTTTTATTAGCCCAAGAGCTTGATGCGAAGATAAAAGAGATGCTAGAAGATGGAGCAACCTTAGAAGAATTAGATGTAAATAAAATTAAAAATATATTAAAACAGAATAATGCACTAGAAAAACAAGCAGAACAAGCCGAAAAAATAAAAGAGCAATTTAAATCACTAGGTCAATCACTTGCTACAGATGTTGCCGATGGCTTACAAGGTCTTATTCGTGGAACGTCTACGCTCAACGATATGCTCAATAATGTACTTAATAAATTAATTGATGCTGCATTTAACATGGCATTATTTGGAAATTCAGGAGGAACACTAGGAGGTGGAGGATTATTTGGTTCAATATTTGGTGGACTTGGAGGATTATTCGGTGGCGGTGGAGGGTTAGCTAGTTCTGCTCAATTAGGAGCAGCAGCAACAGCAATGACAGGCATACCAAGTGGTGCAAATTTATTACCAGGATCTTTTGCTAATGGTGGTAGTCCTCCTGTTGGTAGAGCATCACTCGTAGGAGAACGAGGCCCAGAACTTTTTGTTCCTAATAGTGCAGGTACTATTATTCCAAACCATGCACTAGGAGGATCAACAAACGTAGTTGTAAATGTAGATGCCTCTGGTTCTTCTGTAGAAGGAGATGAGCAAAGCAGCAGAGAGTTAGGTCGTTTAATATCAGTTGCGGTACAATCTGAATTAGTTAAGCAGAAAAGACCTGGAGGCATACTCACATAATGGCTACGTTTCCCTCAATAACACCTAGATACGGACAACAAAAAAGATCCGCACCATTAACCAGAACAGTTCGTTTTGCCGATGGTTACGAACATAGAATATTGTTTGGACTAGCAGAACATCAAAACCCAAAAGTTTATAACTTTACATTTGAAGTCTCAGAAACAGATGCAGATACTATAGAAACCTTTTTAGATGCTAGAGCAAATGATAGTGATAGCTTTGATTTTACTGCACCTGGAGAATCTGCATCACAAAAATTTGTTTGCGAAACTTGGTCAAAATCTATACCATTTAATAATAGAGCAACGATCCAGACAACATTTAGAGAAGTATTTGAACCATGAGCACAGCTCCAATAATTACTGATTTACAAAAAGTAAATCCCTCTGCAATTATTGAATTATTCACTCTCGAAACTGATGCCACTTTGCATGGATCGACCACAACCTACCGCTTTCACAATGGCACAAGCCTGAACGCAAACGGAGATATCGTCTGGGCTGGCAATCAATACTTAAAAATGCCGATAACTGCTGAAGGTTTTGCATTTACAAAAGGACAGTTACCTCGCCCAACCCTCACAGTAAGTAACGCACTTGGAACTATCACAGCAATTCTGCTGAACGTGAACCAAGTAACAACAGGTAATGATCTGACAGGAGCTACTGTAACTAGAATCAGAACTTTGGCACGTTATATTGATGCTGTAAATTTTCCCACCACTACTACCAGCACAACAACTACAGAAACGATTGCCGATCCTGCTGATGCTGAATCTGTAACCTACACAGTAACAGTAGTGAATGTCGGTGGATCTAATATTTTTGCTATTAATGGTTCTAACAATCCTGTTCTTACAATGAAACGTGGATCTACTTATATATTTAATCAGGCAGATGCTTCAAATAGTGGACACCCTTTAGCAATAAAATCTGATGCTGGAGGAGCACAGACAACAACTGTATCTGGAACTGCTGGAAATGCAGGAGCTACAGTAACTTATCAGCCAGCATATCCTTCTGCTCCTAGTGATTTAAGATATTACTGCACAGTTCATGGTAATGGAATGGGAAATACAATTACTATGAACAACCCAAATACAACGACCCAAGATACAACAACAACCACATCTCAACAGGTAAATCCATTAGGAACACCAGATCCTACAGCAGAGTTCCCAAAAGAAATTTACAAAATTGATAGAAAATCAGCAGAAAATAGAGAATTAGTTACGTTTGAACTAGCAGCAGTATTTGATTTGGCAGGAATAAGAGCACCAAAACGTCAATGCACTAGAACAGAGTTCCCTTCTATTGGTACGTTTATCGCATGAATTGGCAGGAAGAAGCTCTTAATCACGCAAAAGTTGAAGATCCAAAGGAGTGTGTGGGCCTTTTATTAAATATTAGAGGAAAAGAAAAGTATTTTCCCTGCCGTAATCTATCTATGACAGCACATCAATGTTTCATAATTGATCCAGAAGATTATGTTAAGGCAGATAACACGGGAGAAATAAAAGCAATAGTTCATAGTCACCCTGTAACTCCACCTTTTCCAAGCGAAGCAGATAAATTAGGTTGCGAACAAAGTAAACTACCCTGGCATATAGTCAATCCAAAAACTGAACAGTGGGGTTATTGTGAACCCTGCGGATATAAACCACCCCTAAAAGGTAGACCCTGGGTTTGGGGAGTAACAGATTGCTGGTCTTTGGTCCGTGATTTTTATAAAGAAGAAAAAAATATAGAATTATTAGATTATGAAAGACCTGTTACCCCACAGGAATTTAATGACGTACCATTATTTGAAAGATATGCCGAAAGAACAGGCTTTAAGGAGTTAAACCCAAATGAGACACTTAAGAATGATGATATTTTATTGATGAGCATAATGTATAACACCCTCAACCATGTAGCAATTTTTTTAGATGGAGATGTTTTACATCATTTAACCGATAGACTATCTTGTAAAGAGCCATATTCTGCGTGGCTGCAAAAATGCACAGGCAAGAGGTATCGTTATGATGCGTAAAATCAAACTTTACGGAGACTTAGCAGAATTTGTAGGTCACAAAGAATTTGAAGTAAAAGTAGATAGCCTATCAAGAGCAGTAAGTTTTCTTATAAATAATTTCCCTGGAATCGAAAAATATATGAGTCCAAGATATTATCAAGTAAAAGTTGGAAACTATGATGTAGGCAAAGAAGAAGTACATTATCCGATAGGACAGGAAGATATACATTTTGTTCCTGTCATAACTGGTGCTGGTAGAGGACTAGGAAAAATATTGCTTGGAGCAGCATTGATAGGTTTAGCAATAATAAATCCAAGCGTAGGTTTTGGACTTGGACCAGGTGGTCTAGGTGGTGGATTTGCCACTGCTTCTGGAGCATTTAGTATTACAGCATTTGCAGGAAATATTGGTATAGGTCTAGTGCTTATGGGAGTATCTGAAATGCTTACCCCATTACCGAAAAAAAGAGACTTTAATAATGAAGAAGATCCACGATTATCTTACAATTTTTCTGGAACGCAGAACACCTCAAGGGCTGGAACTCCCGTTCCAATATGTTACGGAGAAATCATAACTGGATCAGTTGTTATAAGTGGTGCAGTTGATACGCAACAGGTACAGGCATGACGAATAAAATTATACGAGGATCTGGAGGAGGAGGATCTCCACCACCACCACCGCAACCGACAAGAACTCCTGATACGTTACATAGCAGACAGTTTGCTACGTTTCTTGATTTAGTTTCTGAAGGAGAAATAGAAGGATTTGCTACAGCATCAAAAGAAGGAAGAACACAAGGCACTACAGCATATAACAATGCTGCACTAAAAGATGTTTTTCTAAATGATACT